TGAGCTTGCCATCTGTGATGTAGAACCAGCCGAGCTACCTATGGCAATAGTATTAGTGGATTGAATGTTATATCCAGCTAATGTTCCTAATGCGACTGAATTAGACCCTTGATTAACGGCTCCAGCCTGTGTACCAATAGCGACTGCTGCGGTTGACTGACTGGATATACCAGCCTGAAGACCTATGGCAATTGAGCTTGCCATCTGTGATGTAGACCCAGCAGAGCTACCAATAGCGATCGCATTTGTAGATTGAATATTATAACCGGCTAATGTTCCTAATGCGACTGAATTAGATCCTTGATTGACGGCTCCAGCCTGTGTTCCAATTGCGATTGCTGCAGTTGACTGATTTACGGCGGCAGCTTGAAGACCTATGGCGATTGAGCTTGCCATCTGTGATGTAGAACCAGCGGAACTACCTATGGCAACAGTATTGGTTGATTGACTGTTATTACCAGCGAGTACACCGATAGCTATTGCGGCAATATTCTGAATATTATAACCAGCTTGTGTTCCAATAGCTATTGAACTAACTCCCTGGCTAATCCGCCCTGCCTGTACTCCTATAGCTATAGCGCTAGCAGATTGAGTACTTTGCCCAGCTTGAAGACCAATGGCGATTGTGCTTACGCCCTGACTACTTTGCCCAGCTTGAAATCCGATAGCTAGAGCATATGTTGATTGTATGCTACTTCCAGCTTGATAACCAATTGCGATTGTACTACTTCCCTGATTCATAAATCCAGCTTGAAATCCCAGAGCTATTGTGTAAGATTCTTGACTAGTGGACCCTGCTTGAGTACCTATTGCGATAGAATTAGCCGCTTGATTCCAATAAGCAGAACCATATCCTATAGCTACAGAATTTACACCTTGAAAATTGGCACCAGCCCAAGATCCTATATGGACGGTTGTTCCTTCTTCAGTCTGCCAATTTTCCGCAAATGAATTCCAATATATATATTGTGAAAATTGAGTACCAGGTTCTACATCAACATAACCACTTCCACCACCTGCAGTTGTATAGCCCACTTCTCCTGTTACTGTATCATAGCTTAATATAGTTTTTCCATCAGTGCCAGAACGACCTCTAATTGGCTTTATATATAAGCTATTAGATACTGTTGTATCTAATGCCGAGCCACTCGCATTTAATACAATAGTATTAAAATGCTGAAGAGTTTGTCCAGCGCGAGCTCCTATTGCTATAGAATATTGACCTTGACCGTTGTTTCCTGCTAAAGCTCCTATAGCTACAGCATTAGTAGATTGATTTACGGCGCCAGCCTGAGCCCCTATGGCAATTGTACTGGCCTGTTGAAATGAAAACCCAGCTTGTAATCCGATAGCTATCGCATTAGTAGATTGATTACCAAAACCTGCCCGTGATCCTATAGCGATACTACTGACTTTCTGTGTGGACCATCCAGCTTGATATCCTATAGCTATTGACCCAGATCCTTGGATAGTGCTACCAGCTTGAAATCCCACAGCGATGGCATTTGTAGCTTGATTAGTAGATCCAGCCGCATATCCTATCGCAATGGCATTTGTACCCTGATTATTTTGTCCAGCATAAGAACCTAAATGTATTTTTGTGCCTGTTTCTGTTAGCCATTGATTAGCATTAACATCCCAATATATATATTGCGAATAGGCATCTCCATTTGTTAAGATTGTACCACCACTGGCGTCACTACTAATTGTATAACCTACTTCATGTGTGATTGAATTATAAGTTAATTGGTACGCAGTATTAACATTTCTAATAGGAGCTACATATAATGCATTATCAAATGCTGTATTTAAGGCCGAGCCACTCGCATTTAATACAATTGTATTAGTAGATTGGTTAAGTTCTCCTGCTCGAGCCCCTATGGCAATAGCATTTTTAGCTTGAAAAGTACTACCCGCTTGAAATCCTATGGCAATTGCCTGTGTAGATTGGTTATTATATCCAGCTTTAGATCCTATGGCAATTGAACTTACTCCCTGATTATTTTGTCCAGCTTGAGATCCTATGGCAATAGCGTTTGTAGATTGAGTACTTTGCCCTGCCTGGATTCCAATTGCGATGGTACTTTGTCCCTGGGCAATTTGTCCAGCTTGAGGTCCTATAGCTATAGCGTTTTTGGATTGACTGCTTTGTCCAGTTTGATATCCTAGAGCTACTGCACCATAATCTTGATTATTTTGACCCGCCTGAGGCCCTAACGCTATAGCTACAGAATTTTGGAGTGTACTTCCAGCTTGATAGCCAAGAGATGTTGCATTAATAGCTATAGCAAATAATGTACTAACATTAATAATATTAGCATTTATAATATTAGTTGAAATTAGATTAGTACTAAATGTACTCGCATTAAGTGTGCTAGCATTAAGTGTGCTTACAGTAATAGTGCTAGCATTAAGTGTGCTCGCATTAAGTGTGCTAGCATTAAGTGTGTTTACATTAATCACAATCGCGTTAAATGTACTAGTATTTAATGTACTAGTATTAAGTGTATTAGTATTAGTTGTACTGGCATTTATCGTACTCACACAAAGTGTGTTCGCCATAAGTGTACTTGCCATAAGTGTACTCGCCATAAGTGTATAAGCATTAAGTGTACTAACATTTATTGTACTGGCATTAAGTGTGCTCGCATTAAGTGTACTAACAAATAATGTACTCGCATTAAGCATACTTACAATAATAGTGCTGGCACCAAGTGTACTCACATTAAGTGTGTTCGCATTAAGTGTACTAACATTAATAGTACTTGCGCCGAGTGTACTTGCGCCGAGTGTGCTTGCCATAAGTGTGCTTGCCATAAGTGTATCAGCATTAAGTGTACTAACATTTATTGTACTAGCATTAAGGGTACTAGCAATAAGAGTACTTATATATACTGTACTGCCATACATTGTATTGACAGTAAGTGAACTTACAATTAAAATAGTAGGATTAAATGTACTAGCAATAAATGTACTAGTTGTAATAATATTTGTAATAATTGTACTAGCATCAATTGTACTAGTCTGTAGGGTACTGGTAGTAAGTGTAGAATTAACAGTTAAATAGTTTGTAATTATAGATGAACCAATAAAACTAGATGTATTTAAAGTACTAACATTAATTGTACTGGCATTAAGTGTACTTACATTAATTGTACTAGTATTAATTGTACTAACATTAATAGTACTAGCATTTAATGTACTAGTATTAATAGTACTGGCAAGAATAGTACTAGCTACAAGTGTATTAATAGTATTAAGTGTACTGACTGTAAGTGTACTAACATTTATTGTACTAGCATTAAGTGTACTGAGATTAAGTATGCCTGTATTTATTGTACTAGCCTCAAGTGTACTAACATTAATTCTAATAGCATTAAGTGTACTAACATTAATTGTGCTAGCGGTAAGAGTAGAATTGACTGTTAAATAATTTGCTAATATTGATGAAGCATATATCGAAGAGGCATTTAAAGTTACTACATTAATACTTGATGCGCTAATACTGGATATATATACATTATCAGATACATTAAGCAAACCATTGCTAGAAGTTAATAATATACGATTAGATGAAACAGGGATATCGTAATTACCTAGAATAAATGTATTGTTAATTGAACTATTAAGATAGGTCCTAATAATTAAAGGGCCGCTTGATATTGGAGTAATACCGTTAGAACTCATCTAGAAACGACTGAGATAGAATTTTTATCAAAAAACGCTTATTATATGAATATAATAGTGTGCCGCAAAATAGATTATTAAATATCCGGACGATTCAACAGAATGCCAGCAGGCGGAGGTTTATTACAACTTGTCGCAACAGGTAAACAAGATTTATTTTTAACGGGTAATCCCCAAATAAGCTTCTTTAAGATGTTATATCGGCGTCATACTAACTTTGCTACAGAATCTCAGCCTATGTATTTTGATGGAACTCCAAATTTTGGCCAACGAGTCACATGTTTAATCCCGCGCCGAGGCGATTTATTAGGGCGAATATATTTGGATATAACATTGCCACAAATTTATGATACGTCTAAAAATCCACTATCATATACAAATTCAATTGGTCACGCATTAATTTCGGAAATTACATTTGAAGTTGGCGAACAAGAGATTGATCGCCAAACTGGAGAGTGGATGGAAATCTGGACGCAAATGACTACACCAGCTGGACAACGCGACGCATTAAGTCAAATGATTGGCCGTCTAGACCAATATACACCTACAAGTTCCGTTTTAATGCCAGGACAAGACGGTCTACGACTTCTTATCCCCCTACAATTCTATTTTTGTAATAATCCAGGCCTATATTTGCCCTTAATAGCCCTACAATACAGCCCTATCCGTATTAATATAACACTAACCCCTCTAAATCAATTATTCTGGACACAGCCTCCACTACCTCCCGCTACTCAGGAAAATTGGAAACCAGTTTGTTTCACAAGTGTTGACTGTACAACGCAAATTGTTAATATGATGCTATGGGGTGAATACGTTTATTTAGATGTTGAGGAACGTCGTATGTTTGTATCGACATCACATGAATATCTTATAGAGCAAGTACAATATACGCCCCCATATTCCATAACGGCACAGCAAACAACGGCTACAATTTCGGTTGAATTCAATCATCCATTAAAAGAATTCTTTTTTGTATGTCAGCGTGATGATATGATAAATCGCAATGAATTGTTTAATTATAGTAGTTTAGCAATTAATGAACAAGCCCCCGCAGATGTGATAAAATATTTAAATCCATTTAATAATCCTGGTTCAAGAACGGATTTGATTGTATCTGCTAAGTTACAATTGGACGGATATGACAGATTTCCAGATAGAGGTCCAATGTATTTTAGATTACAGCAGCCATATGATCATCATTGTTATACTCCGGTCTGGAACTATATATACAATTACTCTTTCGCATTGAAACCAGAAGAAGCACAGCCCACAGGAACAATGAATGCTAGTCGTATTGATAGTATTGTATGGCAAATTCAAATGAATCCGATTTTAAGTAATCCCACATTACCTGCTTGGCAACAAAGAGGTCCATGCCATATAGTTGTTTACGGGCATAATTACAATATATTCCGTGTAATTAACGGTTTTGGCGGATTACTATTTACAATTTAACGGGGTTTTCTATAATTATAACAAATATGAGTCAAATATTATTACTAAAAAGTCACAATAGACAGTAATGGGCGCAAGTGTATCTCAGATTCCATATTGGCTAGATACTAAGAGTAGTAAATCTGACAAGGCTGTAACTGATGGCGGCAATAAAGCAATTTACCTGTCATATGACGTATTCTTAGGTTTATCAGTACTTGGTGGGTTTTTTGGTCTAGACCATTTATATTTACGTTCCCCTTTAACATTTATTGCTAAACTTATTGTAAACATTTTTACATTTGGTACATGGTGGTTATATGACGCAACACAGGCAATATTCAATAGAGATGTTGTAAGAATTTTTGGTCTAGGTGTTCCAGGATTAGGGCCAAAAGGAATTGCGGCAGGCGTATTGGCAAATGATATACCTGATAAAAAACACATGGCCTTTTTTATATATGCTCTGGCACTATTTATGGGCGGTATTTTTGGATTAGATTCATTTATAACGGGAGATAAACTAATGGGATTTATTCGTGTAATATGTTTAATAACATTTATTTTCATACCTGTGGCGATATTCTGGTGGTTATATAAAATCGCAATGTTTTTATTTAAGACAAATGATGTAATTAAACAAAATTCTGAATATTTTGGCGCCCCATATACGGGTTTTAGTTTTAATAGTATGTTTTCATTTATAGATATTCTTTTAGCTCCATTATTTGCCTTTAGGGATACAATACTTGGTACTGCTACTAGTGCGGTATGTACTGCTAAAAAAGTGGCTGATACCGCTGTCACTACAGTTAAAACAGTAGCAACTGAAACGGCCGCAGTGGGGACAGCTATGGGAAAATTATCGACGGCAGCAGAATCATTTCAGTTTAATCCGCCGATCGCTCAACAGGCTTTAGGACAAATACAGGCAATGCCAGCAGCAATGCCATTACCAATGCCAGCATCATCTGGACAAATGATACAAAAGGCAATACCACTATCAGGAGGTGGTATAATAAATGACAGCAGTGTATTGCCATATATGGTAATAGGAACATTTGGATTAATCGCCGTGTCTGGATTAATTTTAACTTACCGTCGTCTTAGACAGAATGGAAAACGGAGACAACGCAATGATGCCCCTCCCGAGCCAGGAGTTCTTCGAGAGTCTGATAAAAAAGAATCCGTCAACGCCACATGATCCTATAATTATAATATCCTTTTCGGCTACTTGGTGTGGACCTTGTAAACGACTAGATAAAAACTTTCTAGTTGGACTAAGTGACAAAATAAAATGGTATAAATGTGATCTAGATGAAAATGATTATACACCAGGGTATTGTGGTGTAAAATCAATTCCAGCATTTTTAGCAATTGTAAATGGCGTTCCTCAACCACTACTTGTATCATCTGATACAATGAAAGTAGCACAATGGATAAAAGGTGGATTTAGACAGCTGGTCATTTGAAGGCAGATATGCCTAAAGCTGGTCAAAATAGGTTATGAGTTAGACCTATAATGTTCATCGGTCTAAACGTAATGTACGACGTTGAATATTATCACATATATCTAAATAATCTTTACTATACCATATATATGATAAATACAATACGAGTGGATATACATTACCATGTATTAAATTATTTACAACATATTTAATCAATAAAGGTGTAGAGATAGTTTGAAACACTTGTCGCATATACGGATATTTAACATATTGTTTCTCACAATTAAGACCTTTCCCTACTAGTATGTAATATATTAGCATCCATATTGATGGACGTAAAACATGATAGTATTTTATATTACGTTTATTACGTAATATAACATACCCCCATCCTAACATTGGTAAATAATGTGCAATAATATCTAATAATACAAAGGTATGTACTTTTTTAATTTTATTCTTTTCCATGAGTCGTAATTTCGCATTATCAGTCGCTCCAAATTGAAACGCATTCCATGTAGTAATAGAATTAACAAACATACATTCTGGTGATATATTAAGTATTGGTTGTAACATGGATAATATTAAATTCCATGTAGTATATTGTTGAGTATGTTTATTAGAGGCCATTGCCAATATACATATAATATCAAGATATATATGTATCATTAAATATATAATATATAATATTAGCACAATAGGTTTTATGATCTGGATATTGAGAGTATTTATGCGATGTTGTATATGATCTAATGTATCTGATGATACAATAAAAGGTGTCTTCAAATTTTAGATTTCGCTAAATGTTGTATTATATCGTGTCACATATAAAATAGTTGGACGTTTAGATTGTAGTCTAGTAAGGCGTTTGGATAGTGGTGGTAGTGGTGGTGGTGGTGGTGGTAGTGGTGGTGGTGGTGGTGGTGGTGGTGGATTATATGGTATTACAGGCTGACGTTTAGTATAATTTAATAAAATAATAGATGTTATTTTTATTGATTGGCATTGACCCATTACTAATATATTATAATTTAAATAAAATAACACAACAATTTTTTATGCTCTGGGTATTGAATGCATTTATGTGGTGACATAATTGTTCTTAAATATGAGCATGGTGTACACTTATGTGTATTTTTCTTTAATTCAGAAATAAAGAAATCAACAAAATGACCAGTTGTTCGTTGACGTTCAGGATGCCACTGAACTCCGTAAATTGGATAATGTTTAGCTTCAATCGCCGCCACATATTCCTTACCGTTATTCGCTACACTTGTAGCAATTATATTATAAAAACGTCTTAAATGATCATTGGCTGTAAAATCATTTGGTGAAATACCAAAATCATGATTATTATTACACGACTTATTGTTTTCTAAGTAGTGTAAATATCGCGAAGGGAATGATTTAAACATACGCGATTCGTGATCTGTAATGCGTAGCGGATACAATCCATGGGCATTATATTGATTTAGCTTGTTAAAGTTTCCAATTAAAAACAGTAATAATTCAAATCCAAAACATGTACCCCAAATAGGGAAGTACTCATTTTGCTGTAAGGATAACTCGATAAACTGCGTAACAGTGGCTATAAAGGTTTTATTTTTCATAATGAAGGTTGTTTCGCCCCCAGGAATTAGTAAGCCATTTATCATGTTAAAATACATTTGGTAGTCAGTAGTATCATATGGTATAGGAATAACATGGACTCCGCGTTCTTCAAACCAGTCCACATACGCTTTCATAATGTGAGATGTGCCATACTTTGATTTCTTTAAATGGGGTATTGTTATAATACCGACACAGAGTGACTTGATAATTTTACGTGTTTTGTGCCGTACAGTACTCATTATTATTATATGGATAAATTTAGTTGGAAAACAATAATCTACCACGACCTTCGCGGACATCATATACATTCCAACCTTCTGTAAATACGCGGAATTCCGCCCGTCTTTGTCCCAATAGGTTATTTTTCCTTATATTTGCCAGTTCTATATATAAGGTCGGTCTATCCGCGGTTGTAAAATTAATAGTACCTTCTGGTTGCCTCGGTGCAGGATAAATAACACCATAATTCGCACCAGTAGTCCATTTCATTTCTCCGATTTGTAGACCGCTTGCTTTTTCATCTTTCACTAACTGGCATATATGTTGCCATAGGAGAGGTTCGTGAAGATTTTCACGATCCCTTCCAGCGATAACGAGTTTCATATTATAGTATCCTGCGCCTCTCGGCAAAGTATAGGGTTGCGTCGCCGTCGGTGGATTAGTATCAAAGTAATCATTGTTGAAGTCATCTAGCCGATTTTTATCGAGATTGTCCTGCGTTCTAAAAAACCAGGATATTTTCTCAGTTGGATGTCGTCCATCTAGGCGACGTGTTACTGCCGCAGTGCCGCCCTTATCCAGTGGAATATAGTCTAGTTCGCCGAATGTAAAATTATTTTCAAATTGCCGTCTAAAAGGAATCTGAATAACGGTGCTACGTAGCTCTTCTTGTAAGCGAGGTGGAAGATACTGCTGAATAGTTGATAATAGAATAGTAGGCTGTCCAATTTTAGAAAGTGGAAGTGGTACAAAAGTCTTTAAATCCCCTTCGGTAGTTTCGTATTTAAATTCTGCAGTATTCCAGGGATAGAATGTTGGGTTAATCTTATTAAGTGTAATATCACTACAAACGATAAGGTCTTCTATATTGCGAAGTGTTGCCTTGATGCGAAATTTCTGCCACGCCATGGCCACGAGGGGAAATCCGCTGTCACCAGGGCATTGTAAACCAGGTAGCGGCAGTTTAACTCTCAGATGTCCAGGAGTTGCCCTAAGCTGAATGCCGCGCTCAACTGAATTGGGATTATTAAGGCCGCCGAGGGTTTGTTGTAGAAAGCTACTTGTATAAGAGCCCTCTGATACCTGTTTGGCTAATAGACCATCGCCGCTCCATTCCTGAATTAGAAACTGATCCTGATAGAATTGTATTTTCTCAAAGAGGAAATATCCAATATAATTGACATAACCATACGAATGATCACCATTCACGCTAGTAATTGGATACATACCATTAACAATTGAAGGGGGATATAGAGGTGATATATTTGTCACAGGAAGTAGTGGTAACGGTGGAAGCCATGTAGGTAAATCAATTTCAAATGCGCATTCGGTCATAATATCCCCATAGGGGTCTATTTCAACTTCAAATGAATTACCCCAGGTTACTGCATTAAGTGGTACAAAGGTTTTACGTTCGGCCAAGTGATGTGCGGATGAATTATAACTGGCATCATAGGGAAATGTACTGTCTTTAGAGTCTTTTAGAAAGTATGTATCTTTATTGCCGCGGGCAACGAGTTCAAAAAGGGCACCTTGGCCACTTGAAGCTGATATAGGGGCGGCCATTCTATAAGATAGATCTATGATTATTTTTAGACTGACAATTATATGAAATTTGATAATGCGGACTTATAAATTAAAAGATGAATCTGAGAATGGCTAATCTAGTTATTGTAGAATCTCCAGCAAAATGTCAAAAAATCCAAGGCTTTCTAGGAGCAGGGTGGCGTGTAATTGCGTCAATGGGTCATATTCGCGCATTAGAGGAAAGCATTGACGCAATTGGTATTGATAGGGATTTTGAGGCAAAATATCAGTTTCTAAAAGATAAAGGAAAAACAATTAAACAACTAAAAGAAGCCGCAGTAGAGGCAACAACCGTATATTTGGCTTCAGACGACGATCGTGAGGGCGAAGCAATTTCATATGCGGTATGTCTTCTACTCAAATTAAATCCTAAAACATGTAAAAGGGCTGTATTTCACGAAATTACAAAGAAGGCGGTTATTTCGGCAATTGAATCACCGCGTCACTTAGACATGCGGCGGGTAAATGCCCAGCAATCCCGTGCGATTCTAGACATGATGATTGGATTTACTATGAGTCCTCTTCTCTGGCGCTATGTAGCCCCATCACTATCAGCAGGGCGTTGTCAAACTCCAGCTCTTCGTCTTGTAGTAGAACGCGAAGACCAAATCGTTAATTTTAAAGCATCATCCAGTTGGTCCATATCAGCCAACTGGATAACCTCT